TCAAAAGTTTCATCTCTAAATTCCTCAATAATGTCTTGCAGTTTGGATTTCATCTTCATGCTGTCCTCACTCATCAAACATTTCTTTAAAAGGGCCGTCCATTTTAGCGGCGGTGATCTTGCGCTCATCAAGTGCTTTCTGCACTCGCTCTATACGAAGATTGCGGTATTCATGCAGTTCATCAATGTCGTCCACCCAAGGTGTTTTGACAACATCAAAGACCCTCAGTTCAGCAAGGCGGCGAACCTTCAATTCCACTCGTTTCATCACGATTGATGCAACATCTTCAGCATTGTTAGCTTTGATGGCCTCTACCAAGGCAACAGAGTCTTGAATGGCATCAGCCACATCCTCTGGATCGAGTTCTTGGACAATCGCCCAACACTCGTATTTAAATTGTTCCTCATCAGTTGGCATTGTTCAGCACCTCCGCTTCAACAAGTTTGCCGTCAATCAATGTAAGCCTGAGATTGGCATTTTGTTTCCCGCTAAAACCATACAAGGTGAAATTCTCATCAATAACCAAATACCTAACAACCTTCACAGGCTCTGGCTTGATTCGGTACTCGATATGCTCGTCCCATGATGGGCTTTCCACAAAATGCCATCCTCCATTGGAGGAAGAAGGGTCTTTAAATTCAATCTCAGCCCCATCAGCCCAAGCCTTTATCAATTCAGCGTGTTTGTGTTTCATCGTAACTCCTGTTGACCACTGCGGTATTGCAGTGATAGGACTTTGACACAGAAAAAAGATGCGTGGAATAGGTGTTTTCCCTAGTGCAAAAACTTGTAAAACCCATCATACTGAGGTTTTCAAAGGACAGCAATGCGACTAAACCTAACTCACAAAACCCTCTTAAAACGGCTCACAGATGGCCCCAGGGCAATGTTTGAACTCACCCACAGCAACACCAATGACAACGCTGTGTCTTTTCACTATGCCAAATACCTACCAGAACTGGAGAGATTTGGCTATGTGATCTTTCATGATGACAAGTGGCATCTAACCCAATATGGGCGCATGGAGATGAATCGGGCTGTGTCAGGTGCGGCAATGCGGATTGAGAATGGGTCTGTCAGAGAAAAATATGATGGCAGGGAGTTGAGAAGAAGCGTGTTCCGTGCTGGTTGTTATGATTTCTTAAATCATCCGAGTCGCTTTGGCGACAATCTTGTTTATCACAAAGGAAAAATATGAAAAAGGCAATTATTGGGGTTTGGTTGGGTCTGTCAGTGACTATGGTTTGGGCATCTTGCACAACCCACACAATCATGTCTGGTGGTCGGACAGTTGTATGTACAACTTGCTGTTATGCGTATGGCAATTGCACAACAACCTGTTATTAAGGGAAAACACCTACTTGACAGTGGGTTTTTCTATGGTGTACATTCCGTTCGTCAATGGCGCTGACCCGCTGAGACAAAACATGAGGCCATTTACTCATGCGTTCACCCGAAAGGGACAGTGGGTCAGCACTGGAACGCAGTAGTAAGTGGCCTTTTGCGTTCTTGATCGTACTCCACACGATAGCAGAGCGTTTGCATGGACGGCTTGGAAGAAAACACCGCACCCTTTCACACCCGAGGGCAAAAGGCGAACAGCGTTGGTTGAGCGACTGTTGAAGCATCTGGTACACGGTGGAAAACAAGGCCAGATGTATAAGCGAATCAACCCGTCAAGCGCACTTGGGGCTTTTTTAGTTTTTCAATGTTAATAGGAGTGAATGAATGAACACTGATAAGTCTGGAGCGGGAAGGATAGTCGGTCTATCCACCCTTGGAGAACCTATGTCTGAAGAAGACTTTGAGAAGAAAATGGACAGAGGTGAACTTGATTATGAGTATGCAGAGTACCTCATGGATCACCGATCAGTTGGTAATGGAGAGATACTGATTAGGTTGATGGAGAGAAATGAACTCTACGATGACTTCAAAGATCACATGACAAGGGGCAAGAAATGAGCAAAGAAGCAATGAAGAAAGCATTAGAGGCTTTGGAATTACAGCCATATTTAGCCGAATGGTATTTACAAGAACATGTTATTCCTGATGCCATAAAAGCCCTCAAAGAAGCACTTAAGCAAGAAGAACAAAAACGAGCATGGGTAAGTTTGACCAATGAAGAACAACAACAGTTATGGGATCAATGGGATGGAATTGATGGCTGGGGTGTTTTTTATGACAGTATTGAAGCAGCCTTGAAGGAAAAAAACCATGTTTGAAGACTTTTGGAAGGCATGGCCTAGCAGTCCCAGGAAAGGGGCTAAATCGGCCTGTAAGAAGGTCTGGGACAAGTCCTATTGCGATACCCAAGCAGACCAGATAATGAAGCATCTAGCTTGGATGAAGACCACAGAACAGTGGTTAAAGGCAAACGGCGCTTTTATTCCTGCCCCTTTGGTGTACCTAAATCAACAACGCTGGGATGGCGCAGAAATCCCCGAGACAGCAGTTAAGCCCACGATTGACCCTGCCCTAGCCAAGATCAAAGCAGACATTGCCAAAGCAGCGCCCATGCCCGATCACATCAAAGAGCGGTTGGCTCAACTAAGGCGGCAATGAAGGTTTTACCTATAAAACCATTTGAGGCTGAACCTTGGATTCTGAAAAAACACTATGCCAAGCGGATGCCCCAAATAATTCATTCCTTTGGTTTGTACGATACAAGGCTGGTTGGAATTGTGACTTATGGCCTTCCAGCTAGTCCATTTCTTTGCATGGGAGTTTGTGGGCCAGAAAACAAAGACATGGTTTTGGAGTTGAACCGCCTGTGCATTGAAGATGGGATAAAAAATGGTGCATCCATGCTGGTTGGTCAAAGTCTACAAATGTTGCCAAAGCCAAGCATTGTGGTTTCCTATGCCGACACTGAGATGAATCATGTTGGCTATGTCTATCAAGCAACAAACTTCTTTTTTACTGGAACAACAAAAGAACGAACAGACATGGCTGGATCAGATGGTAAGCATTCAAGGCACAACTTTGGAGATAGTGAAAACAGAATAAATCGAAGCGCAAAACACAGATATATTTATTTTGTTGGTAATAAAAAGCAAAAGCAGAATTTAAGAGGTCAATTGCGTTATGAAATACAACCATATCCAAAAGGCTTGTCAGAAAAATATGATGCAGGAAACTCAGTCCAAACTCAGGAATTATTATTTGTATGAACAAGAATGAAGCCCACCAATTGCTTGACAAACGAAAACAAGGGCTTGCAGTCCCGCAGTACCTTGTCAACAGAGCCTTGGTTGTATCAGGAGACATTAGCATGGCATGTCCACCTTGCCAAACAGCCAGGATGGAAGGGTCAGGCATGGCACAGGGCGAAGGAGTTAGAGGCTTGCCCTACCCACTTATGGCTTGGGATAACCCAGGATTTAATCAACGAAATGAAGGAACACAATGAGCGAAGCACTAAACCGAGTGATTGAAGAACAGCAAAAGCGTATTGATGACCTTTTGGAAGGCAACAAAAAGCTGATTGAGAGGTCTGCCAGGGTGTTTAAACAGAATGAAGAACTATTTGAGGCCGTTGCCAAGCTGATTGATTTCAGGATGGACTACGACAAATGGGAGGACAAGCAACGAGAAGCCTATGGTTCATTGCGCCATGGGGTGCGTATGCAGATGATAGAGGCTGGATATTGCGTGACTTGCTACAACTTCATGGCTCATTGTGAGTGTGACTATGAATGAGGCAAACAATGGCCAAAATACACCTTAGCCCGCATCAAGCCTTCATGCTCAAGCACTTTGCCTTGGGCTGGAAGTTTAAGCTGGTCAACAAGAAGCCTGGCTCATGGAATACATATTGGTCACTCAGGCGCAGAGGTTTGGTGAACTCGGGCAGCATATTGACGGATATTGGCAGGAAAGCCTTGAGGGATAACAAATTGGAGACAACATGACTAGAGATGAGATTGTGAGCATGGCTAAAGAAGCTGGTTTACTAGGAGGCCCTGTATTTACCCAAGGACTTGAACACTTTGCCAAGCTGGTGCGAAACGATTACAGCAACAAACACGCCCAGTTATGGCTAAAACGCATTGATGAGGCTATTCAGACCGAAAGAGAGGCGTGTGCGAAGGTGTGTGAGTTGCTTCCACTTGAGTGGGAAGATCAGCCAAACATAGCGCAGGCAGAGCTGGCAACCAAGATGGATTGCGCCCAAGCAATTCGCGCAAGAGGCGGGGAAGAAGCCCGCATTAAAAGATTAGAAAAATATTTAATAAGACGCACCATATGAAATACTCACTTTATGTTATTGAT